GGTTTCCGCTAGCAGAACCAACTTTACTGCCGACATTCTTTTTATTAATACCAATTAAATCAGTACCAGCTGATACAAGATCAAGAATTCCAGTGCCACCAGCGGCAACTTTCCCAAGTTTGGTTAAATCCCCTAGCTTGCTTAATATGCCCGATTTGCTAGCACCTTCAGCAACTTCTCCAGCTTCACTAGCGTCCTTAGCGACAGTACTGCCGTCTTTTTCAACAGTTTCCGCTTCACTAACATCCTTAGAAACAGAACTTCCGCTAGAAGACGTTCCAAGTGAATCGCTGCTCTCAGCTGAAGATAATTCGTTGTTCTTTTCAAGAACTTTGTTTTGCTCTTTTAAAGCGGTAGTCTCTGACTTTATGCCGAGAACTTTAGCAGCCCATTTGATTCCATCGGCAATACTTGTAAATGTTTTCAAAGTGCTGGATACTGCGCCAACACCTCTATTGACTGCTTTAAAAGCTTGAGAAACTAAAATTGCACTTGCGGCAAACTTAGCAAAAGCTTTTGGATGATCGGCAATTAAACCCATAAATGGTTTAAGTATCGTATTAGCAATTTGTAGAGTAGTTACAAATACACGAAAACTTTCCCCGCCTGTTGCTTTAACCATCTTAAAGAAACTGGCTATTTCAGGAGCATTTTTAGCAATATCATTAGAAACATTCGTGATACCTTTTGAAATATCTTTTAAGCCACTGTTTAAAGCACTTGGAACTGATTTAAGATTAAATGCCTTAGCAAAAGCAGTTGTAATAGTTGAAAAACCTTTTTCAGCAGATTTTCCAATTTGGGAAAACTCGTTATCAACTTTCTTTTCAGAAACCCATTTAGCAACAGCACCATAAATCGGGTTTTGAGCTTGCATGATCGGCTTTTCAATATCACCAATCAAGGCCGGAACACGCGCTTTAATGGTTCGTTCCATACCAACCATGGTTTGTAGCATGTTAGAAGCGGCTTTGTCGTATTTACCAGAGCCTAACTGATTAAAGACGTTTTCAATATCAGTTGCAGATATTTCGCCTTTTTTAGCCATTGTTGTTAAATCAGCAACAGTGATATTTGCACCTTTGTGAACATCACTTTCATACTTGGCTAAGTTCTCACGAAACATCGGGAAATATTGAGAAATCTGATTCAACATTCCGGCATTGGCTTTACCACGAGATAAACCATTGACCATATCTTGCGTAACTGATTGAATCTGTTGAGAATTCAAACCAACGGCATCGGCCATGTTCAGCATCGACTTAGTCATTTCATCTGATTCAGTCTTACTAGAGTGCAAGTGATAAAAACCTTGTTCTAGTTCATTGACTGTATCAGTGGCTTGACCAGTTTTAACAGACAAACTATTAATGGTTTTAACCATTGCGCTCGCTGCACCTGAACTACCAGTTAATGTTAGCCAAACAGCGCCCATTTTCTGCTGTTCTTGATCATATTCCATGCCGGCATCAACAGCGGCACTTATATGATTAGTTATTGACTGAAAAGCGCTTGTAATTCCATACGCAACTAAATGAGCACCAACTATTTTTTCAAATAGCCCATTAGCACGTTCGGCCTTATCATTAACCGAATCGAGTTTTGAGGTTATACCAGAAAATAAGCCTGTTTCTGGGCGTTTTCCTGTTTGCTCTCTTAAATCTTTTATTTTATTAGTAGCATTAGCTACTTTTGTTGCTGTTTCATTGATACGGACATTTTGTTTAGAAATAGCTTCGGAATTATCACCTTCAGCAGACTTTAATTTTTTAAGTTCTTCAACTTGCTTATCGTAAACTTGCTTTAACTTATCTTGCTGATCTCTTAAACCACTTATTTGAGCCTTATTAGCTTCTACAGTATTTCCTTCGGCTTTTAATCTTTCAACATAAGAATTAGTAACTGTTTCAGATTGCTTAATTGAATCATTTAACTTTGCAATACCTGACTGTTGATAATCAAGCGATTGCTTAGCCTTGTTTTGTTGATTGGTTAAGGAAACAAGTTTTGTTTGCGCACGATCATATTGAGTTGATAACTTTTGATAAGCTTCAGAATTTTTTGAAGTTCGATCAGCTTCTTCAGACATTGAAGACTTTAAAGCGTTAACAACTTCTTTTTGTTTTTCAACAGTTGAGCTTAAACCGTCAAAACGAGTTTTAGCAGCAGTTAAGGAATCTCCAGACTGCTTAAGCATGGCTTCGTTAGCTTTCCAAGCAGCCGTATTAGCTTGTATTTCGGTTTTTAAAGACTTAACCGATTGAACGGCTTCAGTTGTATCTAGCGTAACCTTGTTGGCTGCTTCTCTGCTTATATCTGCCATGTTTTAGTCCTTTCTTTAACCTTTTTGTGACTTGAAAAAATCCAGTGGATCAGAAATCTTGTCTTCTTTTTTAGCTTCTAAGACTTCGATCAAATCATAAAAACTCGTTTTCTCTATTTCGTTTAATGGAATTTGTAAATTGACCATGCAATCTTTTTCAAACAACAATAAATCTGTTAATTGGTTTCCGTATTGAGCAAGCCCTTCTCGGGCTGTTATTTTTTTGTTGAGCCAACTTCTTGTAAGTCCCAATATTCGTCTTCACTTACACCGGGATTGTTCAATCTGAAAGATACGTGAGCTAACAATTCCCCAATTTCTGTTAGCGATAGTTCTTCTAAAATACTCGAATCTTTTTTGTTTAACCCTAGAATCTTGCCAAGTATTTCAATAGTGAAATCAATGGACTTCAATTCAGTGTCGAAAGTATGAATTTGTTTCTTGTTTTGTTCGATTTGATATTGAAGATATTCCTCGTCAGACATTTTAGAAATATCTTTGTTTTCTTCACTTACTTCGCTTGCTTCTTGAGCATCGACCTGATCTTGAAATGACTTTTTCATTAATCTGGTTGCCATTTTGATATTTGCTGTTGAATCTTTAAAACTGAACTCCTTGTTATTTAGTTCAGGTACTCGAATTGTTAGTAACATTTTTTCTTCTCCTTTTGAGCATTAAAAAAAGATGCTCTTAACGGCTACCCAACGGAGAATGGTTGAATAGCCTTTAAGAACACCCTTTCGGATATTCCAATATTTAATTAGCCGTTAGTAGTGCTAGTAGTGTTAGTAGATGCCGCCGTGTATCCAGGGAACACATCGGCAAGCATCACATCATTACTGAAACCTGTTTCGTTCGTATAGAACATCTTCATTGGCTGACTATTCCAGTCATCAATATCCAATGGAGTGTAAGTAAACGAATCATCAGCACGGGTCTGTGTCGTGGTATTTGTTCCGTTACTTGCCTCAGTCACGATTAATTCGCCTTGACGGAAACCAAAGTAAACATAGCCGCTTTCACCAAGTGCAGTTGTTTGAATCAGCAAACTTAGTTTTGGTTTGTCACCTTGGTAGTAACCACCTTTACCATCTGAAATTTTGCCAAGTGCTTTAGCAACAACATCGTGTGGCAATGAGTTAAAGTCCAGAGCAACTGAAGTGTCACCACGAGTTTCTTGAAGATCAGAAACTTTATTATCGCCATAAACTTTGGTGAACGCTGCTTCAAGACCGGTAATATTAGCTGTTTTCGTTGTAAAACTACCTGTTCCAGTTGCATAAATGCCAGTTGCACTCAAGCCGGCGGTTGCATCTTTAACGATATTTCCATCTGACCCCAAAAGAGCCATTTGTACTTGTTTAATACCAAATGTAGCCATTAGCTACCTCCTAATAATTTGTTGTGTGATACGTATATGGCTTTAATAGCCTGACCAGTATCAGGGTCTGTATAACGTGCGTCTGCGTTTGTAATTTGCCAACCTGCTGTATTAAAAGCCTGCATTAAAGCAATTTCACAATCATCGGCATCTTGAGAAAAATCAAGCGAATAAAAAAGACGTATTTCTACGCCTTGGTTCATTTCTTTAAACTCGTTATCCCCGTAAGTTGTTGGCGAGTTTTCGTTTTCCGTTACTAGACAATCGGTTGAATCCGTGTCATTTAAATGTTCTTCGGGTATTACAAAAGGATAAACATTGTCTATCCAGGTAAGATTAGTGGTTTTAATAATTGCCACTGCGTCAGATACAGAACTCATACGTCATCTAATCCTTTCTGATGAAGGATTTTTTGAAATTCTTCATTTTCTGCTTGAAAAATAGCAGGTTTAGAAGCATTTCTAACTTTATCAAGGAAATCATCGCCTCTAATATATTTAGTCCCATCATTTAGAAAACGGGCTATATAGCCTTTTTTAGGGTCAAAACCAACCGTTGAAGTTCCATCAACTTTCCCATCAACATTAGTTGGAGTTTCTATTACAGAATCGGCCAAATGCGGATCTTCACCTGTTTTTCTATGAGTATAGTGGTGAGACCTCACATAGTCTTCCATATTCTTTTTTAAGACTTTCGCTCCAGCTTCCGTAATTTTGGCTTGGTCTTCTACAGGCTGGTTATAAGCCTCTTCTAAATGGTCAGCCCATTCACCTAAATCACTAATACTAGCCATTTTTAGTCGTTCCTTTCAGCGTGATAGCTTTAAGTGTCAAAATGTCAAAAGCATTTAATGCACCAGAATCATCAGGTGAAACTGAGACTATATTGTATTGATTGCTCTGACTATCCTGGAATAACAAAGGTGGTTTAATACTTGGATCGTGTCTAATAACAATATCGATCGTGTCTTGTAAATCCGTCCCGTAAATTTGATACGTCTGATTCATTGTTCGAGTACGAACGGCATACCAGCGAGAAAAAGAAGCAACAAACTGCCTCGTTGAACTGCCAGTATTTGGATTAGTAACAGTCTCAACTGATCCAAACTGACCACGCTTATTAAGTGAAAACGGATTAATCGCCATCGTTATCACCTGTGTCGCTATTGGAAGCGTTTGTTTCTAGAGATAATTGCCAATCTTCCCACATCATCCTTAATTGATGAATGATACTATCTGAAACCAAAGGTACGGGAGTAGCAGAAACATTTGTTAACGCATCTCTGTTTGTGTAATACGCACTTGCAAGAGCAATTGTGGCCGTATCAAATAACGGAGATACATCAGAACGGGAATAAAAAGTTTTATTGGCATCGTCTGCGCCAATTGCATTAGTCAAATAGGCAACAGCGGCTGTTATATAACCTTGAAGTAGGGCATCGTCCGTATCAGCATCAACACGTACAGAATTCTTTAAATCCGCTAATTGAACTGTCATAAATTACCCTTTCCAACAGGCTTTTCACCCTGTTCGTAAGTTTCTAAGCCTTAGTCGCTATAAAAATAATCAACTTGCAGATGAACTAGAGCTTGCAGCGAAGTTAGCTTGCTGGTCAGCAATTGCAGTGAACGAACCAGCAACAAAGGCTTCAGTATCAGTCGGTTCAACATCGAAACGATCGATAACACGGATCTTCGTCTGATCTTTCTCAAATGAACCAGCGCCAATGTTTGTAGAGAGCAATTCCATGTTTTCACGGTCGAACAAAGTAACGGCTTGTGAAAGATCACCATAATACAGAGGATATTGTGGAGCTGAAGCAGTTCCGGCAGATGGTAGCCAACGGTCAGAAATCATAACAATTGGATGACCAAGCATTGTCATACCCATACCTGCTTGGTTGTTTGGCTGGATCAAGTAGTTACCAAAGGCATCCTTGACTTGATGTAACTTAGCGCAACCAGAAACATTAGTCATAAATACAGAAGTATTGATGATTGCAGGGTCGACAGAAGTATCAGCAAGGTTGATAACATCATCGAACTTGGCAATAGATGGCTTGCCAGGCAAAGCAGAAACGGCACTCAAAATCTTTTGGTTACGAGTAACAACAACTTTACGTGCAATCCAGCTTTCAAGCCAAGCAAGAATATTTTCATCAGTGTCTTTCAACAGAGAATTAGTAACCGTGTTGATCCCAGCATAACGATGGATAGCGTAAGAAACTTTAGTCAAACGAGGATCATCGTTGTCACCAATCGTTGCGGTCTCATCATCCAAGTCGGCCAATGGAGTAACATCAGTCCACTTTTCATATACACGAGAACCGGTTTGCGTACCAACTGATTCAACTTTTACATATTGTTGAAGAGAAGCATACTGACGAACTAATGTGTTGATAGCAGTTTCAATATCCTGAGGGATAACCAAACCAGAACCAAGAGCACCGGCAACAGTTGCTGGGTCATCAGTCGATGAAGTCAGCATATTCAAAACACGTGGATCATTTCTAATTAACCCACGAAAGTTATTAACGAAATCTTTTTTGATTTCTACGATGTCTTTCTTTGGTTTAACATCAGAAACAACATCTTTGACTTCTTGCTTTGGCTTGATAACTTTGGCATCTTTGCGAGCTTGTTCCAAAGCATCTTTCAAGTCGTTGCGGCGTGATACTTCTTTATCACGTTGGCCTTTCAAATCTTTAACAGCTGCTTCATCATAGTTCTCGTCATCGAGGACGGCAGTGTTAATTTTTGCATTGAGGTCTGAAACTTTTTGTCCAGAAGCAACCCATGCATCATTAATTTCGTTTACGTTCATTTTTTATCTCCTAATAAAATAGCCAGCTTGCGTTGTCTTAACGATGACTGACTATTAGTTTTTTTATTTTCTTTTGGTGCAACTTCCTCTGAATCTTCTTCAGAAGGTATTTGTGCTTCACTGATTTTGTCAAAGGCTTTTGCTTTGCCCATGAGAAGATTGAATTTATCAATCGTTTCTCTTGAAGGCAACTTTGCAATGGAATTAGCAAACACCGGAGCTTTATCACTTGCGGTTTGAGTTTTGCTTGTAAATGCCATTTCGTCTGCAAAGCCTTTGTCAATTGCTGTTTTGGCATCCATAAAGGTTTGATTGCTCATTAATTGGAACAAGTCACTTTGGCTCATCCCCGTTTTCAGCATGTATGCGTTAGCAATTCCAATATCAACGCTGTCATTTTGAGCAGCCATTTGACGAAGCTCATCAGCATTAGCACTATCAGTCGCAGCCAAGCATTTGTGAATCATAATCTGTGCCGTTGGTGAAATAGAAATCTTGTCACCAGCCATCGCAATGATAGAAGCAGCAGAAGCGGCAATGCCTTGAATAAAGACATTAACTTGTCCTGGATAAGCTTTAAGCATTGAATAAATTTGACTTGCAGCACTTACTTCACCGCCATTGGAATCAATATCAATTTCAATATCTTCGTTGGCTTTAGCACTTGCCAGAGCGTTTTGAATTTGCTCTGGAGCAACATAATTCATACCGAAGAATTGATACATTGGTTCTGAATCGGCACCAATAATGTCGTTTTTAACATCAATTTGTACTGTCAACATTTTCTCCTTCCTGTGGCGGATCTGCTGCCACACCGTTCGGAACATTTTGTGAAAGGTAACCAGATTCTTTAAGAGCAATAGCAACTTGCGCAGCCGTTAAATTCTTGCTGGCTAGTAATGCGGTTGCATAATCGTTTCCAAGCGGGTCTATTGCTTTTCTTATATCCGCTGTGATATTTGCATTTAATTTATTATTTAGTTCGCTCAAAACCATATTCATATCACGGTTTAACGTATTGGCATATAAACCTTCAATTTGATCAAGCGAAGATTGTTGATCTCCTTGACCATTTAAATATGAATCCGGAATTTGAAAGGCTTTAGCAATCTGCGTTGAAGTCCAATCAACCTGACTTAACAAGCTAGAAATATTCGATTTAATTTCCAGAGGTGTAAATGTTTCGCCGGGTGCGAGAACAACAGGAATACCACCAGACGTTTGTAGTTGCTTCATGAGTGTCTTTGATCTTGCCATCGCGTAATTATCATCAACCTGTGCAGGCTCTTGCAAAACACTGTTTGCGGTTACTGATTGAGCCAATGCTTTTAATGTAAGAACATCGGACTGCTTTTTAATATCCAACGTTTTAACCAAAGAGTATAACGGACTAAATCCAGTCATGGCATTCATTGAAAAATATCTCAAATGAATCATATCGGATTGTGGCACATTTTCCATCATGTCAATGTCTGGTTCATCAAAGGAAAGATTATAAGTCAATCCCGAACCGTCTGACAATTCATAAACCTGAACTTGTGATGGTCTCAAATATTCCCAACGAGCATCAATACCATTTGCATTGCGCCAACGATAGGCAAAAGATTCACCGCCTAAAATCATTTGAGCAAACATTGTAACCCAAAACGTTCGAGCGTTTGCAGTTGCAGAAGGATTATCCAAAATGCCTTGTGCTCTTGGACCGTTTGCGGTTAATGTTGCTGTTGCAAGGTCACCTGACAATTGCATTACAGCAGAATGAATATCTGGGTTTTTCAAAGCACGAAAAGCACTGATATAATGATCATTCTTTGGATTCAAGAAATTGATTATGCTTGTCCAGTCGTCAATCGGTGTTCCAGATATTTCACCAGTGGTCGAATCTCTAATATGAAAATTAGAATGAAACAATGGCATTATTTGTCACCTCCTTCTTTGCTATCAATGGCAACTTCTGAAAGCCAACCAATCAAAGCAAGAGATAGGCCCGATGTAATCCAAACTATTTTATTAAAGATTAAAAACGCCCCAAAGTTGATGCAAACAAGGGCAAAAACAAAGCAAATCACGTCAAAATAACGCCAAAATGCTTTTAAAATTGTTTTGAATATCATGCGAACTCCTTATCTATAAAACCTTTTTGTATGCCGGTTTTCAGCCTTTCTTCATCAGACATTCTCTTGAACTTTTCGAATTCACTGTTGAAATCCGAATAATCGTCAAAGTAGAACATTGCCTGACTTAATGCGTTAACCAGAGAGTCAACAACATCAATCTTGTAACTTGATTTTGGTTTATCAATATACATCCCCACGTTGTTCGTCTTTGTCACAGCGTTCCGTAAGGCTTTCTCCATGATCAAGTCTTTGAAATGTGTAACCTCGCCCGTTATAAATGCTTCTTGCATAAATTTAACCGGATTCTGAAGATCCGAAGTCTTTTGAGTAATTGCTTCGACAGGCCAACTGGGAAAGTTTCGAGCTACCGTATCTTTCAAATCTTGAATGCGGTAATAACCCAAAATATCGTAACCAAACAAGGAAACCTTTAAATTGTTTGTAGTAACAAAATCCACAAGCCAATCAAATATCTGTTGAACACTAATAATTCCGAATTCATTCTCTGTAATCGAACAGAAACCTTGTTCGGCAAGCTTCCTATACGGCACGTTATCCTGCTTTTCCTTTGAATCAATTGATCCGGCACGCTGCCATGGTATGAAACTGTGTTGCATGAAATGAAATCGTGGCTGATTGTTCTTATCAACATAAGGAAATACAAATCCCAATGCCGAATTATCAGAGTCCATTGAAATATCAAGCCCGATGAATACTTCACGATTTTTAATATCGAATTCATTAATTCGAGTATTCTCAATATCTTTCAGTTTCAAGTAACTATCAGTCTTGACTTGAAGCCACATATTCAGGTTTCTGTTTTGAAATTCGTTTAGCGAACCATCGGCATCCTTTGAGTCTCTTGACTTGATCATGGCATCAAGAACACTGCCGTCTTTATCGAGTCCAAGAATCGGATTGGATTTAATCCACGTCTTTGGTTCACGGAACTCCATCAACGAATCTTGCGCCCAAACCAAACAAAGGTAGTTATCTTCTTTGCGGTCAAAATCCTTTTCCATGACTTCTTTGAGCCGTTGCTCATCGGCATAGAACTTCGTGTCGATACTGTCATAAGCAGTCGATATTTCAATCAATTGATGGTTGTGAACGGTCAACTGCCCTGAGGTAATCTTCCCTAAGTTGTCATACTTTGCATAACGAGGATCACCGGCTTCATCACGAACACAATACAAAAAATGAAACGAATCGAATTGACCCGCTTCATTACTCAAACGAAGTATTTTGTTATGTGTTTTTCTTGACTGAATTCCTAATTCCTGAATCGCAATATCGTATTTCTTAAAGAAATCTTTCTTGAAACCTGAATATTCCTCTAGTCGATGACCGGTAGTTTGTAGATACGGCCATGTTTTTTTCTGTTGCTCAGAAACCGGCATTATGTAACCAATATCGGCATTCATCGTGTTTTTAGTTTCAATCAGAAACGCATACCATAGCAAAATGTTGCAGAGATACGATTTTCCATTCGCACGGGCAACTGACAAAAGCACGCGATCAAATCTTTTATATCCGTATTCATTTCGCCAGCCAACCGCCAAACAAAGAATTGTTTTTTGCCAATCCATCAACGGCAACGGCTTTCCAGCATTGACGTCGGGACAAATCGAAGCAAAGTTTAATATGCGATGGCATTCTTGTAAATCGTAGTGATAAGGAAAATCTTCTTGATTATCTTCAGTACGTCTTAAATCTTGCAAGTGACGAAAGCAGGCGAGCTTGATAAAATATCCCGCTTCCTGTTTGCCACTCAATATATTGAAAGCATATTTTGTAGCAGGGTCTTTGTATTCATTAATAATAGGAAGGAAGTCAATTGCTTTGAACGCTTTTTCAACATCATGTGTTGAACTCAAATCAACTTTATCAATCAGAATGAACCACCTCCTTTATTAAGAAGGTCATCAACGCTTTCATCATCGCCGTCATCTTTCGGCTGAACGATTTTTTCA